ATCAGTTAATCGGAGTACCAGCAAGCGGAAACAGTACCTGGGCCGAAGCTCAAGACTGGGCGCATCTTTGTGCCCACATTAGCACAGACAAATGGGTAGAAATCTTTGCCAAAGAAATTGGCAGTACTTATAGTCAAGTGTTTACAGACTTTATGCCTACTGCTGTAGAACTTATGGCTAAAGAAGTAGTTTCGGCTCGAGAAATGGGCCGTGATATTATCTGGGAACAAACTAGCACAACTGTAAAAAGCCGTGCTAAGAAGTTTGCTATGTTGCCCGACTATGAGCATATTGCTGTGGTGTTTAAAACACCTGAGCATACAGAACTCATGCGTCGATTGATGGGCCGCCCTGGCAAAGAAATTCCAGATCATGTTATTGCCAGCATGATTGCCAGCTTTGAAATGCCTACAGAAGAAGAAGGTTTTACACAAATTTGGTTTGCTGGGTAAATAAACTACGCATATTAAAGGGCTCTTAGGAGCCCTTTTTTATTGAACGCCATTTAGTACGCCAAAGATATAAATATAATAAAGAAGGTAACAACAATACCGGGAGTTATTAATATGGCATTACAAATTCGTAGAGGAACAAACGCTGAGAGACAACTTTTTACTCCTTTACAGGGTGAACTTGTTTTCACAACCGATACTAAAAAATTATATGTAGGTGACGGAACTACAGCAGGAGGTGTAGCAGTTGACACACTTTCCGGTGGCGACGACACTAACACTACATATACTATTAGCGCAGAAACTGTATCGGGCGGCGCAAATTTAAGATTAACTGGATCAGATTCTAGTGTAGATAATGTAACATTGGCTGCAGGATCCAATGTAACTGTTACTAGATCCGATGCAAATACAATTACTATTGCATCAACTGCAACTGGCGGCGGAGCCGTTACTCTTGATGAACTAACTGATGTTGTCATTACAGGCACACCGACTACTGGTCAAGTTATAAAATGGAACGGTACTAATTGGGTCAATGGAACTGATGCTGTCGGAACTGGCGGTGGAGCCGCTACTCTTGACGAGCTAGGCGATGTTGTTATTTCTGGCACACCTACAACAGGACAAGTGTTAAAGTTTAATGGTACTAATTGGGTTAACGGTGCCGATGACGCTGGCACTGGTGGTGCTACTAATCTTGACGGACTAACTGATGTTGTTCTTTCCGGCACTCCTACAACAGGACAAGTGTTAAAGTTTAATGGTACTAATTGGGAAAATGGAACTGATGATATAGGTTTACCTCCACCACCTCCTGCACTAGATGAATTAAGCAATGTTATTATAATTTCAGGAATACTTGCTGCTGGACAAGTATTAAAGTATGATGGCGAAAATTGGACCAATGATACTGACGCAACAAGTGGCGGCGGCTCTACATTAGACGCACTATCAGATGTTATTATTACCGGAACACCAGTCGCTGATCAAGTAGTTAAATGGGACGGATTCAGTTGGGTCAACGGTACTCCGACTATAAATTTTGGTGATATTACCGGTGTTGCAGTTTCTCTAACTCCTGGTGATGGAGATATTCTAAAATACGATCAAATAACTTCAAGCTGGATCAACAGTACCGAAGTAACTGCATTAAACAATTTAACAGATGTTATTGTAAATAGTCTTACACTAGCTCAAGGACAAGTGTTAAAGTATGACGGAACTAACTGGAGCAATCAAGACGAAACAGCTCCAGCAGTAGGAGACCTATCAGATGTTACATTAACTCTAGGTCTTACTCAAGGACAATTCTTAAAGTATGTTGGTTCAAACGTCTGGGAAAATGCAAGTCTAGGGATTGCTGATCTTGCAGATTTTGCAATTAATCCAGGAACATTAGCTGCTAATCAAGTATTAGCCTGGAATGGTACAGATTGGGCTAACACGGCTTTAAGTATAGACTCTTTAAATGAAGTTATTATTGGAGGTATTGCTTTAGCTGCTGGACATGTATTAGAATGGAATGGTGTGTCTTGGGTTAACGGACCTGTAAACCTTTCAGGTTCTTACAACATTGGTCTTTTAGATGATGCATCTAATGTAGTGTTTAATCCAGTAGACGCATCATTAAGTGTAGGTGAAATATCTAGTAGTGCTTTAATTATTGAAAAACCTACTTCTATAGGAATAGCACTATCTATATTAGGTAGTACTTTTACTAACGTTGGCACAGGAGAAGAAGTATTCAGTACTGGTATAGAATTCTCAACTCGTAGAGGAGCTAATCCTTTAACTCCTGTTGCTGTTGCTACAGGAGATACTGCAATTCCAACACCTACTGTAGGAATGATGGTATTTGTTACTGGTACAGGTATGCAGGTTAGAGGAGCAACTGCTTGGAATAC